GTTTCAGCAGGTCCGCCTTGAATACAATGCTCGGATCATGCACAACATCGGCCAATGCTGTGTTCGCAGGTGCAATCAGCTCTAACTCGCGGACTCGTGCTTCAAGCTCAGCAATCCGCTTGTCCTTGGCTTCAGCAGCCTCGCGGAACTGCTGTTCCAGAGCCTGACGCGCCTCGGTGTACTTGCCTTCTGATTCAAGTTTGTTCTGCTCAACGTTCCGTTTGAAGTCAAGCAGCTCTTGAACGTCTACGCCATCAGGTACCGTTTTCGCTTCTTTCAGCTTTCCGATCAGTTCATAATTCTTCTTTTCCAATGCCTGAACGCTATTCTTCAGCGCTTCAAGCTCAGGATTGTTTTGAGCTGCTGGAGACGTAATCTCCTGATTCTGCTCTTCAGACATGAAACACCCGTAAGGTTGTGATCAGCTCCACTTTACCTTGTTCGCCCAATACGCGGCAGATGTCTTGCCTTTCGCGATATTTTTTGCATGACGTGCTTTGAATGATGCACGCTTAGCCTTGTCAGCAGCGCTCTCGCCTTTGCGCGGACGTTTCGTCTTAGCGCCCTGCTGGCCGAACCGAATGAGCCTCGGCTTGCCGCCTTCTTTGATGACGACAGCGTGCGACTTGCCACTCGAATGATTCGGCGTACGGATGGGCTTATCAAAGCCCGGAAACGTATGGCCACCACGTTGAATGCTCACTTGCCTTTAGGCGCAGCCCGTAGTTGAGAACGTTTTTTTAATACAGGATTGCCTGTGCTTTCAGATTTGATAGCCACAATCGGGTCCCCTTTTGCACCACGGCGAGTGACAGTCCCACCACTCGGGCCCTTAATGCTGTAGGATCCCTCACCTTTAATGCTGGTGACAACGCCAAAAGAGCGTTTGCCCTGATAGAGCCAACTGACTCGAGATCCCTTTTTCATTTTTTCTTGCCGCCTTTCTTCTTCTTCTTGCCGCTTTTTGGCTTATTCATGTGGCCGTAATGTCCAGGCATCACTTAGTCTCCGTAGTGGTTTCCTTTTTGGCGGATTTCTTCTTAGCTGAAGCCTTCGGTTTTGAACCTGCGCCTTCAGTTGTGAATTGATACTTACTGGGAAGTGTCATCAAGCTGGCAGGTGATTACATTTAAAGATTAACGTTTAGGGCGTTTGCCTGCTTTTTTAAACGCAATAGCTGCTGCCTGCGATCGGCTCTTGCCTTCCCGCATCAATTTGCGGATATTCTCAGAAATGATTTGTCTGCTGCTACCGCGTTTCAGGGGCACCGTATTTAGATTGCAGCTCTTTCAAATTTACCGTGGATCCATCGCTTCTGATGAATTTGGCAAAAGCCTTGCGGGGACTCTCGCCTTTGTCCAATAGGCTGCGGAATAGTCTTGCCTTGCCCTTGCCGCCAAGTGCTTGTTCTTGAGCAGCAACTGATTGAGTTGCAATCCATTCGGGATATGTCATATCGTTTGGAACAAGACCACCAAGTGCAGCACGTTTTTCTCGTGATCTGAAATCACCTTCTACTTCAGTTTTTGTGATCATCACGATTGTCGATCGACAGCCATAGTGCTGAGGAGGTTGCGGCCCTTTACCAAACTCGAACACCTTGCCATCTAAAGACTGACATATCGGCGTCGTGTTGAAATCTAAAGTCGCTCGATAACGATATTTTTCGATGAAATCCTGATTGGCGATATACATCTGCTGATTGACAGTATTCGTCATCTGTGTGACAGATGTGCGTATCAGCGCCCTGATTTGGGCATCCGTCAGTGTCGTTAGCTCTCCACCCTTAGCAATGGTCTGATTTATCCCCGCAGCATCTGCGAATCTCAGGCTGCCTCGCAGTCTCTTGATCATGTCGCGCATGTTCTCGCCCGTCAGCATGCCGTTTCGCACAGTGACGCGGAACTTATCAGCAGATTTTGCGGCTAGCTGCCGAAATGCAGTTCCGAGCTTTTTGCCATCGGGTAGCATCATTACAGCTCCTTTGCCAGCATCCAGCGTGACAAGGCCAGGTGCTTGACCGCGGATCTGCTGTTCAAGACTGGGCTGCAATACAGCCGCACTAATGTCTGTTGGATCAGCGAGGACCACAGATCGAGCGAAATCAGGCGTGATCTCAACTGACCGAATGGCGTCCACTAAACTCGGCTTCACTACATCTTTGATCTGTCCCGATATAAAGTCAGCTTGCAGTTTGGCCAATCCGTCGAATTCTTGGACCAGATAGACCGAACTATCGCCGGCCCATGTATCAAGACTCTCACGCACTTGTGCCAAAAGCGCATTTAATCGTGCCGCTTCACGCGGATTGAGTGACCCAACATCATCGAGCTTTTGTAATGCATCAATGACGATGTCGTTATACGTCCGCATGATGTTTAGCGAGACGTAATTGCTATACCGGTTCAGATCAATGGCCTGCCGATAGAACGCTTCTGGCTCACTCATAGCTCATGAATACCCAAACTCTCCGATGTCAGATGACTCACTATTGAGACATCTGCCCCACTACACAAAGCCTCTTTGATTACGTACGGGAACTCAGATATCGCTGCAATGTCATTTGCCTTGATCAATAATTCGGACACCGCACACGCACCCTTGATTGAAAACCAAGTGATGCGTATAGCTGCGAAATAATCCTCATGAAGCTCATCTTTCGCAAAGTAGAGGAGCTGCTTGCGGTTAGGATTCGGCTTATGCAGCTTCTTCATCTGCCGCATCCTCATCTTCTTGCATTCCATCAGGCATTTCAGCCTCATCTTCTGCTGGCGATGATGGCTGCGACTGCTGGATTTCAACTAGGCCACCCGATTGCGTGGCATCTAGTTCTTCTTCGATATCAAAATCATCACCCAGTACTTCACCAGCGGATAATTGATTAAGCAGCGTTTCTTGCGTGATCGTGCCGGCGGTGTATAGCTGTAGCAAAGATTGAATCTCCTGCGGTTCTAGTCGGGTTGAAAGGAAATCACGATTGACGAAGCTGCTGCCAACTTGGGCTTGTTGCATGTATTGCGCATGAAAGCTTAAGCAATTATCGATCATATCTTGCATTTGCTGCGCTATCACCATCATGGTGGAATCACCCTGACTGCGATCGATCCGTTTTGCTTCTGCTGTCTCAGCGCTTAACTTTTGGCCTAGAACTGCCGCAAGTCCCAGCTCATTAATCTGGCTGGCGATTTGATCTAACCTGCGGAATTGCGCGTCATAGCTATTGCCTGAGGGTTCAATATATTGAGCAGATGCACCTTCAGGTAAAGCCATGGCCTCACCAGGCCCTGCACTAATTTCCTCAGCAGACTGCGGGAAACCGAAGATAGCCAGCATCGGAACGGCGCTGATGTGCAGTTGATTGTCGAGATCGCTCTGCACCTGATACGCCTTCAGATTCAATTCAGCAATGTCGGCCAGCGGCGGTCGCGATTCAAGAACACCAACGCGGTTGGAATAGGCCACAGCGAATGGGATCTCACTCAAGCTTGTCCTGCCCTCATCGATTAAGACAAAATCACCCTTTTTGTCTTTTTGGTGAATCTCGAAGGCACCTGGCGTAAGTACCCGGACTTGATGCACCTCCTTCTCACCATATAAGCCATCGGGTACAGTGATGCGCTCCATTAACCGCAGCTGAGTCAGCTGTTGCTTGCCGTCTTTGATTTCAGAGCGCCACCCCAAGATATCTCTGGGTGTATACTGCGTCCAGTATGGGCGCCCCGTATCGCCTGCTTTCGGAGCATCTACTAAAACGCCCACGTGTCCATATCGGATACACTTGCGAGCAGTTTCATATGTCCAGACATTGAGGTCATGGCCTTGTAGATCTACATCAAAAAGGTGCTCAGTGACCACATCACTGACATCTTCAAGACGGACTGGTTTGCGAGTCAACATGCCCGCCAGCATCCGCTCAAGCCTCACATAAAAGGGCGCGAGCGTTGATCGCATGAGCCGATTATCGTATGCTTCGTCTAGCTCGCGAGGCTCTTGCGGCAAATATTTGCGATGGCCTTGCCTAATGCCATAGGTGCCTTGTAATAATGCTTCAATCAACAGCCAGTGCGGCTCCATGTTGACAAAAGCCGTATTCGGGCTTTCTACCGTCGTGACGTTGCCTACACGTTGCCTACCACCAGAGAATCCCGAATACACGACCGCTGCTCTATACCCGATACCGATAGTTTAATAAAGCCTGATTCCTGTACCCCTGCCGGCCCTGGCATGCAGCGGGTTGAGCTCACGCCATACCAAATAACCTAATGCATCGTTCATGTGGTCATAACCGGCGTCTTTGTCGGGCTCACCTTTTTCCGTGTAAGACTGCAGCTCCAAAGATTCAATAGTGCGCAGACATTGTGGCGCTATCAACAATTTGACCTCACCCTTGCCGTTTTCCAAAGCAGCTTGAACAGCAGCCACCCGATCACGGATTGGAGGATTTGCCCTGGGAGATTGATTACTGAAACCATAAGATTCCAAGATCTGAATATCAGTGCGTGTCGCGTTTGTGCTGCGGTTGCCGCCAGAAGCATCTGGATAAATGTATATCTTGTGATGAGGATATCTCGATTTGATTTGTTTGGCAAGTGCGTCAGTGTCATGGGCCCCGCAGATCTCATCCACTACAAATAACTGTGCTCCAGACCGAACAGCAATGACAGCAGACATGTTGGCCACGTTGAAATCGAGTCCCACCCGCAACGGCTCATTGTCAATATTGATGTTGGGCTGGTGAATGTGGATGGCTCTACTGAACCGGTCATAGACTGCACCAGTGTTGAGATTTACGAATTGACCTTCTAAGTACGCCTTAATCAGCTTGTCTGGATAATTTGCTAAGAGTGAATCGATAAATCCATCAGGCAGATGCGGGTTGTCGGCGGTTCGAGCGCGAATCAACCGGCGGTCAGGTGCTGTCTCTCGCTCAAATGTCTCCCAGGCCCAACCGAAGCCTTCAGGTGTAGTCGCCACATAGAACTGCTGTACATTGCCAGAACGCAAACGGGCCAGGGCCATGCGCGATGCTTGCTCTGCCGTGCGCTTATTGGTGGTATCTACTTCGTCAAAACCCACCGCGCAGAGATTCTGTCCTCGGATTCTGTTCCAGGTCTCCATCGTCCGCAGGAGTATGGTGTGTTCACCCTCTTTGAACTTCAGGACATACTCAGGCAATGGCGACACACGGAAGTCATATGGCAAACCAATAGCCTCGAGCATTTCATCCATAGAGCGCATGAGGATGTCACGCAACATCGGCGCCACAGGCTCAAAAATGGCCGACACATATCCAATGTTGGCAGCTGCAATGTTGATGGCTTTGGCGCATAAGCCATATGTCTTCCCTGCCCCAAATCCAGATACCAAGCCCAGGATTCGGTGCTCTTGATCCTCACAGAATGCGGTCTGATGGGGCAGCAAAGTGGCATTGAGACGACTCAGCACTTGATCTGCCGATATTCCTTCATCTGCTGGATCAGACAGAATCAAACCATCAGACACTGAATCCAGTATGCTCGGCACTTGATCTGATATCCATTTATTCGCTATTTTATGCGTTGAGCCTCTATTGAGCATGACCGATATCAGCAGCTTCATAACAATTGCCGCTCGATATCCATTGCTCACCCAAAATCAGGAAATCGAACTTGGTCGGCGCATTCAAGCCTGGCTACAGCATCCAGATCCGCCGGCAGCCGTTGTGCGCTCAGGCAGGCGTGCGAGAGATACTTTCGTATGCAGCAATCTGAGACTGGTGATATCTATCGCTAAGAAATATACATTCGCGATTAAAGGCACCACCCTAACGTTTCAAGACTTAATCCAAGAAGGCACGCTCGGTTTACAGCGAGCGGCTGAGAAATATGACCCTGAATGCGGTTACAAAATGTCCACCTATGCATACTGGTGGATCAGGCAGGCAATCACACGTTGCATCGATACTAAATCATTGATGATCCACGTGCCAAATGGTGCACGCAAAAAGCTCCAGGCCTATATGCAGGCCGCAGAAGAAGGTGGCAGCAAACTTGAAATCCTGGAGCGGGCGGAATTAAAACGGCGAGACATCCGCATTGTGCAGCAGGCGGCCATGTGCCAGAACGTGGGGGCGCTTGATGCTCTAGATATCACTATCTAGTATGGAATAATTGACATTTTGTGAAAGTATATGCTATACTTTGTATATAGAGGGCAAAGAGCCCTCCCTTTCACATCATGGCCCGCACTTTCACCGAGCAAGCTCTCCACATCGTCGAGCGCCAGCTGACAGTCTCGAAAAAAGATGGCAACGTTGCCCGCAATCGCGGCATCGAATTCCGCCCCAACGGCTACATCTTTGCCGGCAATAAGCGCATCAGCAAAGAATCTGCAGTCACCACCCTGGCCAAGCTGATTGAGATTGAAGCCAAGCCCAAGGCCACCAAAAAAGCCAAGAGCAGTGGCATCACCTGGGACAAGCTGAATCAAGCCACCAAGGATTTCTTCTTCGAGCTGGCATCGCAGATCTACGCTGCCACAGATGACGTCAACTTCGAGAACGGCCATCCCCCAGCAGCACGTCTTGGCCGCGACATCCCCAAGATCAGTCTGCAGAACGCACCTCGTTTGTCAAATCTCAAGAAGGCAGGCATGGTTGAAAGTACTAAAGGCACCAACGCTAAGTCTGAACGCTGGATCTCACTGACTGAGCAAGGCCTGGCCACCTATCGCGCCATGCACGCCTGATGACCGGACAGACCGGCTGGGGGCATCGCCCCCAGGATGTCATTGCCGCAGCCAAGAAGAAAGCAGCTGCGGCCAAATCCACCAAAGGCCTCACGGCCCTTGAATTGGCTTTTTATCGAGTGATTCATGCTGAAAAGGATTGACACTTGCCTTTTTGACATGATATACTGCGTATATGGGAGGCAATGAGCCCCTTTTTTCTCTGATTATGACCGGCTTCGAAAAAGCACAAATCATCCGCCAGAACACCGACCTGGCCATGACCTTCGCTTATCGGGCAAAACAAGCCAAGCTCGACAAAGAACTTGGCTGGCAGCAGGTTTATCAATACAACATGCGCAATTTCGAGGCTTGCATGCACAGCATCGAAGAGCTGCGCAATGAGCCGACCGAAGAGGCTAGCCATTTCGATAATATAGATTGAAAATATTGACACGCTATGAAAGCGTATGATATAATAAAAATATGGGGGGCAAAGAGCCCCCGCCTTTCCTCCAATGATCGACTTCAAAACACTCCGCACCGAAGCTCAAGCTGAAATCAACACCATCCGGGCCGCCAAGATTGGCAAGCTGACCAAGGACCAGCTGAACCGGACGCAATACCTCGCCAACGTCGTCACCCATTGCGACATCGCCTATGCCCGTCAGCTCGGTGACAAAGAATGGAAGCGTTACGAGCGCGGCACCGGCCACGACACCACCCAGCCTTACGAAACTTACGAAGCCTGGGCTGCCCGCTGGAACGTGAAATAATTGACACACCCTTAATGGGTGTGATATACTACGTATATGGGAGGGCAAAACGGACCCTCAGGTGAGCAAAGAGCGACCTAGAATCCTTCACCGCCCCTCCCACCCAATTCCACCACCAAGCAAATGACCACCCTCGAACAGTTCACCGTCAAAGCCCAGACACTCAACATCGACGAGCTGATCGTCCTGGGTCGTGAGCTGCTAAAAATCGACGCACCTCAGGCCATGCTTGATGAGCTGATCAATATCGCTTTTGTCCGCGACGGCGCAGCCGCTTCAGAGCGGATGTGTGACGGGTGGTTCGCCTGATTCTTTGCGGCGCTCATATAAACGCTGCAGCATTAAATATTTTTCGTGCACCAAGTGGTGGCTGCTCACCCAAGCTTTGAGATCTTCATATTCCACCCACACGCCTTCTTCCATCATTTGCCGGTAAGACTTGCGAGCATGTGGAGCTCTTTATAGCATCCTAGTGCCACACCCAGCTGCCCGTCTTCCTGGGCCTTGGCAGCGAGTGCCTCAAGCCTGGTCATCTGTTGCGCCAGGAATTCCGAGCGCTCCACACTCATTGAGCTCTTGTACTCAGACCTCGCGTCTGAAATCAGCGCGTCTGTCTGGTCATTGTCGAAGTCCCAGGCCTGTGCGGCAGACTCATATATCCGGTGCCGTGGCCAAGATAAGTCAAGCCACTGCTTGACCACCCTGAGTTGGTCTTTGCGGATGCTTTCTGGAGTCCTTGGGGCCATGCTTCAAATCTAGCGCAAATTACCTACTTACCTACTTACCTACCCACTCCTTTTTTCCCTTCCCGACAACTAACTTTTTTTCTAACCCCCCCCTATATAGGGGGTAAAGTAAGTAAACCGGACACTGCCCGCGTCCCGATTGACGCCTTGTATTACCTACCCTTACCTGTAATACCTGCTCACACCTGATATCGCAATTAAGAGATCGAACAACTATAAAAGACATGAGTAGGTAACAGACGGTAAGGGCGGGTAATGGGTAGGTATTACTCGTCAGTGCCGCAACGCCGCCAGATATGCTTGAACGAGCCATTGAGCTTCTTGCGGCTCTTGTAATATCCGCACGCAGTCAGGATGCGGTTGATCCGCACCAGCTCCCGTTGCGTCTGACGTTCGATCGGCACCTCCAGCACGTGAGTCAACAGGTCACTGCTGATGACGTACTCGGTGGACCGGTAGACCAGGTGCGAGGAGATCTTCTCCAGCCAGGGGTCCTCTGCATATAGGCCACGGTTGCGGTCATTGTTGATTTGTGTCTCTGCCTCATCTAAGAACCACTGCGTGCCCTTGAAATACTCGCGCTTCGCACTGGCCCAGATCCGGTCACGCAGCTGCTCGATCTTCTCACTATTGATGCGCTCCTCAACATTGAATATCACGAAACGACGGTTGCCGGTTTCATCACTGAAAAAGCCATCCTTTTTATTGGTGGTGCCGCATAAGACAAAAGAACGGGGCCGTTCTTTATGGCCCTTGCCATATGCCTCGCGCACCAGGTCGGTCTTGCGGGTGATGAAATTCTTTAGGCCCGCACTGTCGCGGTTCTTGATGCCCCCATCCAGCTCGCCCCACTCGCAGATCCACCGCATATGCAGGCCGGTGATATCGTCTGCATCCTTATTGGTCTTAATGAAACCCTCATAGAACCAGGCCTCCGATGCGAGGGTGTTGTAAAAGCGCGTCTTGTGTAGATGCTGATCACCAGCCAGGATGTGCACAAAGCCACATGGGCAGCCGGGCTCATAAATGCGGGCTACGCAAAACACCAACCACTTACGCAATGCCGAATTATCAAACTCGACAGCATGTGTGCCCAAAAGCTCACCTGCGATATTCTGCCAGGTCGCATCATCTAATGGATCATCACAAGACTCCAGATAATCACGGATCGGGTGATAGGGCCGCTCACGGGCACTGAGCAAGAGAGCATCTTGGGCGACATCCTTTGAAACATCAATGTGCGCAGCCTGGAAGCTGCCATAACTCAATTTCGCATCAATCTCAGACATTGGCGCACCATCGATCTCAATGGCCTGCTTCAAGTCAT